TTTCTGCTGGTCTGCCCATTTTATCATAAACAATATTCCAATCATCATCTGTTGCATACTTGCCTGGTATAGCAACCTTATCAGCACCAATCATTGACTGTGCATTGACAAAGCTTTTAGCAAGACTAGGTATGTCCTGGATTGTTTCTAAAGACTTATGACTTCTAATTTCTTCTGGAATTTCTGAGCGCCAATCAATTTTCGTTGGCTCAACAGACGTTGCTTGTCCAGCTTCTTCTACAGCCGGAGCATCCGCTACCTGTGTTTCTTCACTCATGTTTCTATAATATCCTCTCTTTTAGGTTTGTCTTTCAGCATTGATTTTAAAAATAGCACTACAGTTCGCTGACCTTCTCTGTAGGCTGTTTCGTTTGCATTATCTGAAAATGTAGTTCCATCAATATGAAACCTGGCTTCTAAATCTTTTATAACTTTTTCGCCGCTGACTGATTTCAATACAACTTGATAAGCAATCCTTAATTCATCTGGGGTCATTGCTGTACTGCCTTAATCATAGGAGCTGCATTACCAGCTGCTTCAGCTGTCTGCATCATTTCTTGTTGTTCTGCCTGCTTTTGTTGTTGAGCTTGTCGCTGTTCTCTTACCTCTGCAACTTCTTCATCACCTTTAACGACTGTTGCTGGTATAGATAAAACTTTAATCATTTCTTTCGCCATGCCATCAACATCCAGGAAGTCAAGAACACCTGGGTCAATCTGTGCAAAAGGTGAAAGCATTTCAAGGAATCTCATCATTGACTGAACATCACCCTGGCGTTGTGCTTTGGCTAAAGGACTGACATATTCAATCTCAATATCACTTTCCCTCATAAACTCTGGCGCAGCTTCAAACGCTTTTTGTCTTGATAGTAGATTATAAGTTCTGGTTATAAGTGGTTGTAATAACTCAAATTGTAGCCTTCCTAATACCGGACCAAGCATACGCATTTTTTCTTCTGTCCTCTGGACAACTTCTGTTGCTGTCATTTGTGGACCTTGACCAAGAAGCAGCTGGTCAACATAGAAAGCGGCCTGGATTGCTTTTCGTCTTTGTTCTTCCATATTCAGACCAAGAACATTATTAGCGCCAATATTTAGTGGCTCTATTCTGTCTCTAGTTCCAGACCTGTAAAAATTTAATCCACCAGGCACAGTACGAACCGGCAGAACAAACCCATCATCAGGTACAAGAAGTGGAGGATCAACTTGTTTTTGAGCTGCTCGGATCGTGACCTGGCTCATAACATTAATCATCTTAATGTCAGGCAAAGCAACCATAGAGGGGGATCTTCCATAGCCAACTTCGTATGAGCTTTTTAAAAATCTTGGTACACAGTAAGGAAACTCATCAAAGCCACTTTCTGATAAGACCGCTTTAGCTTCCGGATCTAAATATACAGAAGCAACAGGCTTATTACCGGCATCTATTTTTGTTATATCTCTTTCATCACGCTTGAAAACAGCATGAATAAGAGTAACCATTTCATAAGGGTTCTCTTGTTCTCTCTTTAAAATCTTTTGTGATACGTTTGCCACGCCAAATTTATTGACAACCGCTCTAGCTGGCATCTTAAATTTTCTAAAAACAGTATCAACTCTGCCATTATCATCTTCTGAAACGTAACATTCAGAGATATGCCTGGCTGAAAATCTTATTTGAAAGTCATCATCACGCTCTATAAACAGAACGCCTGTGCCAAATGTAATTAAATCATGATACAGCTCATGGATTTGCTCAGCAAAGTTTGACCTGGCAAACGCCTGGTACATAACTTCTTCAACAGAACCTAGCCATTCTCTAGCTTCATCATTGCCATTAAGTTCTCTGTCTCTAAAATTTAAAGAAAACCATTTAGTAGACATATTGGTAAGCATACCATGAAGGGATGCACTCAATAACTCAGCAGCTAAAGGAGCTGTTGTGTCAAACATCAACTCAGTATTCTTATCGCCTGGTGATCTTTTCTTTGTAATGTCAGCTTTTCTGGTAACAACATAGTCACCAATCTCCTGCCAATGAGATTCCCAGGTAGCTCTTTGTGACTCTAAGCTACCAAATCTTTTCATAAGCAAGTGAGCTGTTTTATCAATCTCTGCCATTTATCCTAATGTTCCTTTTAAACCAGGTCTTAAAATCGTCTTGAGCTGTGATGTATCGCCCTGGGCGCTGGTCATAATTGTGTCTTTTCTACCAGATCCCCTGCCTTTTTTACTCTGCATACCATAAGCATCAACCACTTCATCCGGATTATAACTTGCAGTTCTTACAGTTGCTGCTGGTGCTTTCACAGGTGCATTTACCTGGCTTGATACTATGGTAGGTGTTGACTCATTATCATCACCTCTATTGCGATTACCAATAGGATCTAAGTCTGGATTGCCACTATAAGTTCTAAATTCAGTTCCAAAAGCCTGGGTTGTATTAACAACACCTTCAACAGTTCCTCTGCTGCCATAGACAGGAGAAGCACCTCTTTGCATACTCTGCTGCATATAACCAGCACTTAAACTTGATACAATAGACAAAGTGCCAACACCAGGCACTAACGCATCCATCAAATTACTTCCTGTAATACTACCCTTTTGCTGATCTGCCAGAGCTGTGCTGCCTGCGTAATTACCGAAACCACCAGACAATCCCATTTCTGACATTTGCGCCTGGCTTTGTGCATCTGTCATACCAGCTATGGCGTTTTCTTCTTCCATCTGGTCAACAGTATCTTGACCGCTAGGTTCACTTGTTTCCGCAGACATTTATTTATTACCACCCAATAAAGTCTTATAGGTTATTTCCTCATCTTCAATCATGCCTGTTGGTCCTGTCATGATAGTTTTCTTTCTGGACTTTTTATTAGGATCAGTACGCTTTCTTTCAGCTTCTGCCTGGACAGTTGTGTTAGGTTTAACAACAGGTGGCGGCGGTGGTGCTGGTTCTACCGGCGGCGGTGTACTAACTTTAGGTGATAGGAAACCCATTATACTGCTACTCCAAATACGTTATAACTACTGTCCGCTATTTCTTGCGGCGGCCTTTCGAAGCCTTTGTTTTCTTTAATTCCCACGCCACAGTACCGCCACGCATCCGCCGCATGACTCGAAAAATCATGGACCGGAGTTGCCCTAAAAGTTCTAAGCCTTTCATTATAGGCCCTGTGATAATGTCTAAGCGCTTCCAGACCCACCTTGCAGCGGTCCTGGTCAAACCAAGTCCTTGTAATAAGCATTTGAGCAGCATGGATGCCATCCTCAATAGGTAGCTTTGGCACAACTCTAAAATTGATACCAAGGTCATACGAGATCTCCCTGCGACTCTTGCCGCTTCCGAGTTCTCTAACTTCAATGTCATGCGGCGCATTGTGAGTACCAAAAACATAATCTTTATTTGTAAGTACTTTAGCATAATGGGGTAAGCCTTCACCCCTCGCTTCATAATAGTCAATAACATGAACAGCTCTACCTACATTCTGTGTAAACCAAATAGCTGTAGAATCGCCAATACCAAGATCCCACCAGGTATCAACCCTTTGTGTTGGATCATATGGCACATTGCCAATCCTGCCGGCTTCCTGTGCGGCCTGTAATTCTTTTCCAAAAATAGAACCAGGTACATTCGCAACCCATGAACATTCAAATTCCTGGGCAAACTGATCCTGGCTCATCATAGTCTGAGCAGCTACCAGCTCCTCATCATCAACAATGCCTGTCTCACTAGCCTTATACACAGCAGTAAACCAATCATCAGAAGTCGTAGCGGCTTCATACAGATCATAAAAAGCATTATGACCTCTTGGCGTACCTATAAAAAAGGCCCATCCCTTACGATCAGATAACGCCGGTCTAAGCACAGTTGGAAATAAACTCTCCGGAATATCAGCCATTTCATCTATACAGCATCCATCAAGATAGATCCCACGAAGGCTATCAAAATTCTCAGAACCCAGCAGCTGTATCCTTGCACCATTCGGCAAATCACAACGCAGCTCAGTCTCATGAAAAGAAGCCATAGGAACTTTAGATGCAAAATCTTTCAAGTAACTCCAGGCAACCATCTTAGCCTGCCTATAAGTAGGCGCTATATAAGCGTATCTGGGGTTGGTCTTTGTGTTTAGTATTGCTGCCCTCAGTAGATGGTTTATAGCCATCACAGTCTTGCCAAATCGTCTGTGCATCACTAAGACTGCCCAGCGCTTCTTATCAAGCTCAGCGTGTAGCTTTGCCTGGAGTGGTCTTGGCTTATAGGGTATCTCAATGTTCATGTCTTAGACACTCTCAACTAGGTATATATTATCGTATAGACAAGCGCCCACTTCGTTTGGGGGTGGTGGGGGGTCTAAAAAATAAATAGGCCACCCTACTTCTACGAACTAAATACTCGTATGGATCTGACAGCCAGCTTATATTACAGCAGACCAGGTACAATCCTAGGTACAAAACAATAATAATTTAATAAATGATAATGGTTGTGTGTCGTATTACTATTCTTAATCTCGTGTGCGTGAATACTGCCAACAATCCTTACAAATCACAGCAACTACTGCACACTTTCCACACTTCCATTCTGCCAGCTCAACGTAATCTGGCCTTGAGCTGTTCCCTTATCTTCTGGCTTATCTCTTAGTCCACTACTCTGCATCTGCCTTATATGCTTATCCTTGTGATCGGCTTCCAGCCTTCTTCTCTGAACCTCTGCCATTGCAAGCTTTGGATCTGTTGGCAATGGAGCTTCAACTAAATCTAAGATCTGATCTCGCATCACTTCACATTGCAGCACTCTTGCTGTTCTATATAAAGCGTAAGCTTCTTCACTCTCCTGGACATGGCGTAAAACTGTCCTCCAAGAAGGCAAATGATCTCTTTCATTGCATATTCTGGTCAAACTTACGCCTTCAGCTATACTTTCGCATATCTCAGTCATCTGCGTTTTATTTACTCTAATCTTAGCCATCTAAGCTATTCAAACCCTAATATAATAATGATAAATTTATGGTAATTCGGTCAGCTCGGCTGAGCTTAATAAAAACCCTATATATTTCACATCATTCAGTCAAGTGCATTGATTAAAAATAATTTAATTAATATTTATTATATCATACTACTTGACGTTTAACGTCATGCACATTATATAAGAGATGTAAGGTTATTAACAACAAAAGGAGAGATCATGGAAAAAGCGGTTTTCTACCAGGCCAAAAAGAAAGCAGCTAAGCAATGGGTTGTTTTCGCTAATGGCAAAGAGATGGTTGAAGATATGCCCTGGTTCGCCACTAAAAAGGCAGCTGTTGCTTTCGTCAAGAAATACTACATCAGATACGAAATAGAAAATAGATTTTTGGAAAAATACTAAAGGAGAGACAATGACAAATGTTCACATTCAAAAGCACATAGAAGGGTTATTCAAAGACCTGGTGCATGATTTGTATTGGGAATACGACAAGATGGGAGCTGATGGCAAAAAGAATTTAGACAAGATAGCTGCTCTAGTTGGCATTGATTACTTCCCAGAAGATATAGAAGAAATGATGAAAAAGGAGAAAAAATGAACGCAGTCATGAAATACGAAGCTATTTGCGGTGAGCTGTGCATTGACCCAGCATTACCTTTCGAAGATGAGAAGTTTATACTTTTTGTCAAGGCAGTAAAAAAGATGAAAGGCACTTGCTACAAAAGCAGAGCCAAACCGCCAGAGCATTGGGAACTTATCAAAAACTTTCTAAAGGAGAATTACTAACATGGAAAACAAAGTAAAAATCGGTGACATTTTCAGTTGCAGCTGGGGTTATGACCAGACCAACATAGACTTTTACAAATGTGTAGGTTTTACTCCCTGCTTCATGAAATATGTCCAGGTTAAAACAGAAATTGTAGATAGCAATGGCAGTAGTGCTGATTATGTTGTTCCAGGTAAAAAAGAAGGCGGAGTAATCTACAAAGCCAAAATCAAAGAGTATGGCAATGGCCCTGGATTTGCTCCCAATAGTTTCAGCTGGGCAAGCAAATGGAGTGGTGATCCGGTTTACCAAACAGCAGCTGGATGGGGTCATTAATGGCTGACAAAGAGCTTAAAACAACCTGGGTCGATAACAGCATTACTGTTACCGGCTCTGACGAAGCCACAAACAAGCTCATAGCTGAGCTGATTGCTAAGAAGCTTGCAGAAGGCAAAACTAAACCAGGAACTAAGGAGATAGAATGAAAATAGGAACTAAAATGATTGGAGCTTGGGGAGCAATGATTGCTAACAGCTATGGTGTAATAACTCAGATCAATCCTGGCAAAGTGTTTATTGCCTGGGATGATTTCCCAGGATCAGTTAGCTACGATATTTCTGAGATAAACAAAGGCCAGATGATGTTACATGGCAAGCCGGTTGGCATAGGTATTTACACAGAAGATCAATACGAAGGAGCTTAAATGAAAACAAAGTGGAAACCCAAAGGAGCTTGGCAAACAGCCAAGCTTTACAAAGCAGAATTTTATGACACAAGGCTTCCCATATGCGGAAGCTTTTTAGTTTGGGCCAAGGTTGGCTACAAATGGGTTAAAATCATGAGCTATACCCACACAACTAAGTTTAAAATGACTAGAAAAGCCTGGGATGAATTAAAGGGATGTTATTTATTTTATCAAGGTACTTGACTTTTAACGTCAATAGCATCATATTAATAGTGTAAGGAGAAGTTGTCATAAAGATCCCAGGTAAAAAAGAAGTTCTCAAAAAGTTGGAAAGGTTCGCCAAGGCCAACAAAGCAAAGCCAATCGAGACAGTTACCTGGATTGAGCTGACAAGACATTGTCAATTAGAACAAAGTATTAAACTACTAAAGGGAGAAAAAGCGTAATGACAGTTAAAAATTTAGTTTGGAACAAATGGTTAGACACTTTTGTAGAGGAAAAAGGCATTGACACCGGTTTTGCTTTTGAGTTTGAAGATAAACATGGTTTTCATATCGTAGAGACTGCCACAGTTATAGCCTACATCAAGAACTTAGGCCCAGAGTGGAAAGCAAAAATCAAAGACACATTTGTTAAAATAGATTTCATGAATGGCGATCCAATGCACTTCATGGGTTACATGGCCAAAGGAATGGTCAAAGCAACATACACAGAAGAAGGAGCTGCTTAATGAACTTAACTACCTTAGAAAAAAAGTTCCTCACCATCATGGGTGATGGAGCTGCTGAAGAAATCGGCAGTTACAAAGAAGCTGATTTACTTGAAGATAACATGAGCTGGACATTCTTAGAAGATTTTGAGACTGATCCAAAGATAGCCAGGGGAGTTATTGCCAGCCTGGTTAAAAAAGATTTGGCCGGTGTAGATGATGCCAGCCATGACACAAAGATTCTTTACTTCTTAGGTGAAGATGGAATCAAAGAGTATTGCAAATTGAAGGGAGCTGCGTAATGACTAAAAGCACTTTGAAGATCTTTGGATTAACAAACAAGAAGCCGGTTAGGTTTCTTGCTGCCAATGATGGCGGACTTGAAATGTTTACTGATCCAGGCGAGAAATTAGCCTGGGCAGCAACACCGGAAATGATTGCCCATGTATTGAAAAAGAATGGCATGGCAGATGTTGTTCATGGCTCTAGCAGCATGGACTTTGCTGATGAAAATGGTTTCGACAACTATGATGATGCCAATAAGCTTTGGGATGAAGCATTAGGAATTTATAATTGGGAAGTAAATGGAGTGGCTAGCTAATGACTATTAAAGAAATGATAAAGAAAGCAAAAGTTATTTATGCTTTTGTGATGATAAACGATAATGATGGTATTTATATCGAAGTATGTAAAAAAGATTTACTTAATTCACTTGACCAAGATGTTACACCAGCACCAGAAATGCACAAGTTTGACCTAAATGGCCAAAATGTTTTATGGATTAATTAATTTATTTCGTCATACCCCTTGACTTTTAACGTCAATAGGCCCATATTAGAAGTGAAGGGAGAAATAATTAATGAAAACAAAAGAAATGATTGCCTATTTAGAAAAAGAGTTGGCCAGGGCGGAGAAGAAAAAAAAGAAAACTCCAGGTGGCGGTTTTATTAAGATGCAAATTAGAGAAGCTTTGAAATATCACAAAGAAATGATGCACGAAATGGAATTGGTAACAGAAATGATGAAGGGAGAAGCTGCTTAATGAAAAAAAGACTTGTTCATGGAACTCCAATCACTCCAAAGAGATTGCTTCCACAGCTCAAAGGCAAAAGTTTCTGTGTCAGTTATATGCACCCAGAACAATTAAACGAAGCTATTGAGCTGGTAGGCAAAGACGAGATCTTAATTTTGGACAATGGAGCTTTTACAGCCTGGAAAAAAGGAATTAC